GATTTTAATTGCCATAGGAATACGCTCCACCGACTTTCATTTTATCTTATTTAGAGTCTTGTTGTAATTCTTTTTTGATTTCTTTTTTTAGATTTTCGCGATCAGAAGCATCTGCCTGTCTTTCTTGTTGAGCACCAGCAGTTCTTGCTTTAAATTTTTGTAGTTGCTGACTAGACCTTTGCTTCATTGCCTGACGACGCTGCTCAATGTCCTCAGAGAAATTCCGATAGGACTTCATCATGGCATTTTTGCTCCTGACTTATGGCGTTCGGTGCCCTTCTCATCAGTATATGATTCTTTCTCCTTTCTAGCAGTTACATAACCTACACCAGGAACTACACCAGTCTTACCAGCAGCTCTGGCAGCATTTCTGTCTGCTGCTCTTTGTGCTGCTCTCTTACGATTTTTGTCATAAGAACTCATTGCTTCTTCTATAGCAGCAATCTCTTTTTCAGAGAACAATCCAGTTGCTTTCAAGGTTTCTTCAGAAACTTTCTTTTCAGGTCCTTGTCTCATAGGTTCCTTACCTTGACGACGTGCTGCTGCATTACCAGCACCTCTGTCTCCATATCCAGGGAATCTACTACCCTTACCACCGGTTGATTTCTTCTGGTAAGAAGAACCCATGTCATTGCGAGTGGCAAGATTAAATGCAGTGGCACGATCACTACCAGACTTTGCGGTATTCATTTTCTTTGCAGCTGCCTGACGACGCTCACCAGTCAGTGCCTCATCAATTTCATCTTCATTAGTCGCAATCTGATCTAAGTAAGTCTTGGAAATATCATTTAGATGAACTTGCTCTTTGGCAATTGCATTACCGATTGCCTTACGACGATTCTTCAAATACTTATCTGTTTTATCTTTCTTACCATCATTATTAATATCTTCATCTTCCTGACCAACAGGATCTAATTTTGCTTCCTTTTTAAATTGTGGATGATCGTCCAATTTCATACCACGCTTCTTCTCAAGACGTTTTTTTTGCTCCTCAGAATCATTTCCTCGGATATTCATTTTAGCATATGCTTCTGCAATACTATTAATTTCTTTGGAGTTCATTTCCAGACAATACAATTCTTATAAAGATATTTATAATTAATCTCTTATTGACTTTAAATACTTTTTTTCTGTCTGATAGGGAACTATTTTGCCAGTCTTAAGTTTCCAGGCATATTCTAGTTCAGGTAGTAACCACTCATGAACTGGAAGACATGCTTCCCAATTGACTGGTTGAATGCAGTTCATTACAACTACAGACCAGAATGAAGCAGCATAATTAAGAATCGTGTACATCATTCTTTTCTTTTTTAATTTGCTTATTAGTCCACATAGCACCTAGAATAATAGCAGCATAGAAAAGAGTGTCATCTAGCATCACTATGAAAAAGATAACGGAAGCACCATACTTAATTATATCAGGTAATGGTGAGATAATTTTACCGAATACTTTACGGTATTGTTGTTCAAACTTAAAGTATCCCAATGCTAGCAGTGTAACTATAAACTCACTATACGGAACAACAAAGTATAGTGATAGAAAAATAAAGAGTGGCCAATAGTGACGCTCAGGAATCTTTGCTACTAGTTTTAGATACTTACGAATCAGTTTTTTCATTTATCCAAACCTCCGATCATTCCTTCTCCTCAAGTTTTACACGATAAACAGTACGACGAGCAAACCTTTGATCGATCTTGAGTTTACCCACATAAAGGGCAACAATCCAGGCAGTGAAGAGGAAACCCTCAAACCACCCCATAGTGTTCCATGCTTCTACTGCGCTTTCCATCAAACATCTCCTTCTTTACGGTTTTCGGAATAGTGGACATCAAAATCTCCACCAGGGTATCGTGCTTTGAGTTTATCTACATTCATCTCAATGACTTCATCAAGAGAAACATTGAGACCCATACATGCTTGTGCAACATACCACATGATGTCTCCAAGTTCACGCTTGAGGTGAAACAGGTTCTCTTCGTTTACTGGTTTACCTTGAAAGATAATCTTCTTTACAACTTCAGTAAACTCACCTGCCTCAGCAGACATTCCTACAGCAGCAGTAAGAAGTCGGTGTGTTTCAAATCCTTCTCCACGAAGTTCTTGAATACGATACTCAAAGGCATCGGCATCTTGACTGGGTTGAGATGTGACGGCATTCACAAACTCAAGATATGCGTCAGTATTTACTTTTTGTTTCATTCTATTCAACTCCTGTTGATACATTTCACGAGTCCACCCATCATTATAAGGTGAGTCAGCTTGAATTTGTAGTTCAGTATTATTCATAAGTCTAATTTGGGTTGTTCGGATTGTTGTATTTGTAATTTTTGTCCTTGGACTTCAATGTATTCAGGTTCTTCTACTTCATAAGAATTACTATTCACATCAATAGTAATATCTCTGGTAGGAAGTTCTGGTCTTTCCAAGAGTTGAACGTCAACTGTTTCATAGATTGGGTTAAATTGATAGTAATGCCCATCACCTCTCATTCTAATAAGATTAACGGCATCTTTGATAGCACCACAATCAGCAATTTTCTTGCCATCGGGATCAAAGACTGAATAGTATCCTCTCAAAACTTAAATCCCTCAAATGATTTCTTGGGTCTATCCTCGTTATTATACTCCTCTTCCTGTCCGGAGTCAAGTATATTATCTTGTGCTGATTGTTCACAATCATAAAGACGCATCTTGGCACGATCAATTCCAATCACAAATCTCTTATTGACTACAGTATCATTGTATCTGTTCTTTAATTGCTTGACCATTATCTGTCCCATCAGTTCAAGTTCCTCAGTGCTAATAAGGGCAAACATAAGATCAGCAGTAGCAGGGAGACCAAAGGACTCAGAAGTGTCAGTAAGGTCAACGTCAGAGCTACCATAACCGCTACGAGTGGTCTGGGTGGCAGATACGATAGGGACCTCGGCTTCGCCAGCCAACCCTCTAAGCTCCTCTGCAATAGACTTAATATAGCTATATGAATTAACAGACATCCCCGACTTATAACGGGAGGAAGCACATATATTAAGGTAATCAATGAAAATAATATCAGGTCTAAATGATTTCTTAAGTGCAAGCTCACTAAGAAGTGCTTTAAAATGTCCACTGTGTGCGCTCGCAGTTGGATACTCTTTAATTATAAGTGTGCCCTGAGTTTTTGCTGCCAACTTAGTTACTTTATTCTCAAACGTTGACTTAGGCAAATCCACAATATTCTGAATGGCAACATCTAATAAGTTTGCGTCAATTCGTTCAGCAATTTTCTCTTCTGCCATCTCCATTGTAATGTAGAGAACGTTTTTCCCTTGGAGCAACACGGAGCTAGCAACATGGCACATGAATAAAGACTTCCCGACGCCAGTACCAGCAAGCGCGATAGTAAGAGTCTTATTAGATATGCCCCCGCTCGTAATCTTATTAAGGTATTCGAGATCAAACGAAACCTTCTCCTCCTTCCTGTGATAGTACTCATATCTTTCTTGATAATTTTCTAGGTAATCGTGTCCAATGTTGTTGTCAAAAGAAACTGCCAGTGCATCAGAAAGAATAGAAGGAATCGCATCCCTACTTTTCTTCTCATCATTTCCATCTGCAATGTGAATCGATTCCATCAGTGCAAGATAAATCGCACGGTCACGACACCACTTTTCAGTAGCATCCGTTAACCATTCATTATCTACTGGAAGATCCGTAAACGAATTGCAGATGTCTCTGGTTTCTTTAATCTCACTCTCGTTTAGATCTGTCCGATTTTCAACCTCAATATTTAGTGCTTCTGTTGTGATGGCAGAACCGTACTTCACAATGAACTGAGTAATCTCCTCAAAGATTACTTTTTCACCTCTTTGCTCAAAATATGCTGGTTCTATAAATGGAATGACTTTGCGAGAATAATTTTCGTTGCATATTAAGTTTCTGAGAATTGTAGTCTCAATTCGTTCCATAAGAGAAAATCTTCTTCGCGGCAGCATCAAGTTGCTGCATTACTTCTTCGGTAAAATACGTATCAGGGTCTTTCAGAATTGCCTTGG